TCCTACTCCTCCTCCACCAACTGTAATTGGAAAAGCTGTTGCTGTAACTGTAATTCTATTTGGTGCAGATGGATAACCATCTAAAGGACTAGCCGTATATGGAGTTGCAGGACTTTTTGCTTCTCTAAAACCTCCAGCTCCACCGCCTCCTCCTGCTGTATTACATTGACCTGAACCACCACCTGCTCCACCACCAGCTACCACCATATAAGAAACTACATTATTAGCAGCGCACGCTGCAATGCCTGATACTGTAAAAGTTCCTGGTCCAGTAAAAGTATGAATTTTATCATTTCCAGAAGTTGTTATTGTACCACCTGTTGCTGCTACGAATGCATTAGCTCTTTCATTCGATGTTGAATCAATTACGTTTATCCATCCTTGAGTATCATCTATATAAACAAAATAAACTGCTTGACCTTCAGTGTTTAAAACTACATCTGCGTTTACACCACCAATTTTTTGAGAACCATTAGGTGATATTGTTAAATTATTTGTTTGAAAAGTTGCTGCATAATCTGAAATTGCAAAAGAATTACCTGCAGTTCCTGCAGGAAGATTAGCTGTAAAAGCTCCTCCTGTAGTATTACAAAAAAATCCTTCTCCGGCTGTTACTGTAAATGTAGATGTTTTAACTGTTGTATTCCAAGACACTTCACCTGTTGAACCAAACCCTGATGCAGTACCATTGTTAGTTATAGATACACCAGCAGGAATTGTGAATATATCTCCACTATCCCCTAATGTAGTTGTACCACACGCTGTTCTTGGACTTATTTTATTTACTTTTATTTCACTCATAATTTACCTATTGAAATTTGTACCTTATTATTACTATACCTGATCCACCTGCACCACCAGTAGCATTTCCTGGTGATCCACCAGCACCTCCACCACCTCCAGTGTTAGCTGATCCTGCACCTCCTGTGCCACCAGGAGAAGTTCCTGCTCCACCACCACCTGATCCTCCTGAACCATCTGTACCATTAGAAGAAGCCCCACCTCCTCCTCCAGCTCTAGCAACTGGTGATGATGTTATAGATGATGTTACACCTGCACCTCCATTACCTCCAGCACCTGGAGAAGCATCAGACCCGACTGCTCCTGCACCGCCTCCTCCAGCACCAGAATATTGAGGAGCTGCTTTGCCTTGTCCACCATTATTTCCTTGTGATGGACTAACAGAAGGTGTATTACCTTGACCACCTAACATATTAAAAAAACCACCTCCACCACCAGATCCACCTTGTCCACCATTATATGTGCTTGTTGATGTTGAGCCATCTGAAATTGTAGTTGATGGTCTAACTTGTCCAGGACTGTTATTCATTCCACCGTCACCACCGCCTGTAGATGTTATTGTTGAAAAAATTGAATTTGAACCAAATCCATTTACATAATTTCCTGGTCCTTTTCCTGAACCACCTCCACCTACAGTAACAGGTATTGCTCCTGGTGAAATTGGTAAAGAAGTTGGACTCGCTAATGGACTTGCAGTATAAGGTCCCGATGTTGTAGCGCAATGTGATTCTCTGTAACCACCAGCACCTCCACCAGCACCTCCACCACCGGGGTTAGTAGAACCACCCGCTCCACCTCCTCCAGCTACTACTACATAATCTACTTTTGCTACTGGACCTGAACCCGCTGAAACACAAAAAGTTCCTGGACCTGTAAATGTATGAATTTTAAAATCTCCTGAAGTTGTAATTGTACCACCAGTCGCTGTTATAAAAACAGCATTTTCTGTTATTGCTGCTGCAGTTGATGCATCTGTGGGTCGCCATCCTTGAGTGCTATCAACATAAACTAAAGTAACAGAACCTCCTTCTACAGTAATTTCAAAATCTCTTGCTATACCTTGAATTTTATTAGAACCATTTGGGGATATTGTAATTTTATTTGTATCTGCAGTATTTGCATAATCTGCTACAGCAACTATTGCTCCAGCTGATCCTGCTGGTAGATTTACTGTTACAGATCCAGATGTTGTATCTACAAAATAACCAACACCACTTGCAGCTGTTACAGTTGAAGTTTTAGGAGTTGTATCCCAATTAACTGTTCCTGTTCTACCAAAACCTGATTGTGTTGCACCAGATGCTAAAGCTACAGTTCCACCACATCTACCAATTGTAACTGTAGATCCATCCATAACAAGTGTATTACTTGCTCCTGATCCTATTGTAGTTGTAGTTCCACATCTTTGAATAATGTTAGTCCCACAAGCGTTTTGATGTTTATTTACTTTAATTGTACTTGTCATAATTATTGAAATTTATACCTTATTATTACTATACCAGAGCCTCCTGCGCCACTTGTTGCTGGACTAGGATTACTCAATGCTGCTCCTTGTCCACCGCCACCACCACCAGTGTTTGCTGTTCCTGCAGTTCCTTGTGTACACGCAGCACAACCTGCTGTAGGACCGTGTAAACCACCAGCTCCACCGCCTCCAGTGCCTCCAGTTCCGCCACCTGGTTCTCCACATGTATGTCCTGCACCACCTCCACCAGCATAAGCTGTTGAACTTCCTGAAATTGATGTAGTTGCTCCTGCACCCCCATTACCTACAGATGAACAATTTACTCCACCTGTTCCTGCTGCTGTTGCACCTCCCCCACCAGCTCCTGGTGATCCTGTTCCTCCAGGTTGACCTTGAGGAGGACTAACAGGAGGGGTATTTCCTGCTCCTCCTGGTGTTGGACCAATTATTCTTGCACCACCACCACCTGAACCACCAGATCCGCCATTTTGAACACAAGCTGGAGCAGGTGGAGCTGGTGTTGCATTACCACCTTTACCACCACCTGTAGATATAATTGTAGAAAATATTGAATTTGAACCTTGAGAGCTACCTGGACTTGGACCAGGTCCCGCAGCAGTTGCTCCTGCTCCAACTGTTATAGGATAACCTTGAACCGTTACAGGTAATGCTGAAACACAAGCACCTAATGGAGATCTTGAATAACATCCTGAAGCAGCACCAGATGATTCTCTATAACCACCTGCTCCACCTCCACCAGGTCCACAATTATTATTAACAAAACCGTTTCCTCCACTACCTCCTCCAGCTACTACTACATAATCTACTGAATTTGATCCTAAAGAATTACCTGCACAAGATATTGAAAAAGTTCCTGGTCCTGTGAATGTATGAACTTTGAAATTTGTACAAACTGTTGTGATTGTACCACCTGTTGCAGTTACAAATTTTGCTTTAGGTAAATCAGGTTCAGTTGATGCTGCAACTGATTGCCAACCTTTTGTTGCATCACCATAAACTAAAGTCAATGCTTGACCTTCTGTGCTGATTATTGCGTTAACTGCTTCTCCAGAAATAGGTTGACCATTTCTATTAATTGTTAAATTGTTTGTGTCAAATGTATTTGCATAATCTTTTAATGCTACAATATCTCCAACACTAGGAGAAGATGGTAGTGTCATCGTAATTGTTCCACTAGTTGTATTTATAAAATAACCTTCTCCACTAACTGCTGTAAAATCACCTGTTTTAATTGTTGTCTGCCAATCGACAGATCCTTCTCTACCAAAACCTGATTGAGTAGCGCCACTAGCTAAAGTTACAGCTGTACCAGAACCACCTAAGGTTAAAGTTGAACCACTTTGTTTATCTATTGCATCTACTTCTATTTTTGACATTAAACTACTACTACCGTTCCTGTTATTGTTTGTGTACCAGTTACTGTAACTGGTCCTGCTAATACTCCTGAAGCAACTGTTTGAGTTTCGTCAAGTGTTGTTGCATGTGTTACAACATAACCTGTAGCTGTCATAGATGGTGACATAGCTCTCTTCGCTGGTAGTGTACAAAAAACATTTTTAGTACCTGCAGAAAAGTTTACCGCATTATCAGAATTTGATGATGAGATAATTGTTGTTCTTGATAAAGTATCAGGTGTAGCATCGGTAACTGTACCAATACCTACCTCAAACTCACCTGCAGAATTATTTTCTATTGCATAGTAAGTTGTATTACCAGTTCCAATTCCTGAAACAAAACTTTCATAACCAGTTTCTGCACCAGCTAAACTAAAAGTTCCTGTTCCAGTAGTTGTACTTGTTTCTTTAACTCTATCGTTAACTATTAAAGCCATTACTACTCCAAAATTTTATTACGCGTCGCCAAGTCTAATGATTGCACTAGATGAGTTAGCAGTTGGAAACTGAACAACGAAATCACCGTTAGTTGCAGTTTTTGTTCCGCCAAAGTCTAAAACTAATACAGCTTCATTACTTGTACCTTTATAAATCAGTGCTCCTACTGCTGATAACGTTACAGAACTAAAAGTAGAATCTGCAAAGTCAACGAATGCAATGTTACTTGATACTGCTACACCGTTGTTAGTTAAAGTATTTCCGCCTGCAGTATAGTTTGTTCCAGATGAAGAAACTTCATTGGAAGTTGTATAAGCAGTTGTTGAAGTACTAAAACCACCTATAGATGTATAAAGCGCTAGTTTAAAAGTTGATCCACCAGATGAATCAAAATCAAACACGCCACCAAGTAGGTCTGTTTTAAAAGAGTCAGGTACTATATTTGCCATTTAATTGTCTCCTTAATTTATTTTATGGTGATGGTGATTTAAGAGGTGTACGAATAACTCCATCTTGATATTCGTCTCGGCGTCTACGACCTTGTTGTTCGATCGCGTACGATTGTAAAGCTCTTTTAAAAGATCCTTCGTAGTATTGTAACATATCTGCAGGACCTTTCAAGTATCCATATGCTTCTACCAAACATCCATATAAAAGTAAATCTTGATATTTATTACTTGTATATGTCCCTTGTGTACTTCCTGGTGAAGCTGTTATTGAATCTGGTTGTTTTGTATAAGCTAAAGTAATTAAATTAGTGCTATTTGGTGTAGGTGCTACCACCCAATAATTAGCATCCCAGTTAGCATAATATTTGGGAATACCAGAAGCTGTGCCTGGAGTATCATAAAAAGTTGCCATATATGAAGTATCTTTTTTCTCTAAAAAAGTTTGATTTCCATCAGCATCTGTCAATTGAACATATCTAATAAATCTTAAATCAGAAGGTATAGTTACATATCTACTTCCAGCTGCTAGATTTGAAGTTGCATAAAATCTATTATCATCAGAATCTGCATCTCTATAAATTCTGTTTTCTGCATTTTTAATTATAGTATTTAAAACCCCTGTAGATAAAACATCACTATCTACTTCAGTGTAATTTCTAATATCATCTTGTAGATTTGCTAAAGTATAAGCCATTACTCTGATTCTCCATATTTTCTACGTATCTTTTCTTGTTTGTCTGTTCTCACTTCTTCATACATTTTAAGATGAGGGTCTTGTCTCTCACATTTAAACATATTTTTAATAAAATTAATAAATTTTTTTATCATGCGTTTATTGTTATAGGTCCAACGGAACAACCGTAGCCTCCTCCTTTGATGTTTCCTGTTGTAGCAGTATCCGCATTAACTGTAAAGAAGAAGAAATTGGATAGAGCATAGTCTGTTGTAACTCTTGCACCACTGTCATAAAGACCTGTTGTTATAGCATAACCAGATCCTTGACCTATTTGTGCTCCTGTTATTCCATCAAAATTTGGAATTGATGCATAAGCAAAAACAGGATTAGTTGAAGTACCTGTTCCAGGAGATGTTGTAGGTGCACCTCTAAATAAATAAGTTGTACCGTTTGTTAAACCATGTCCTGGTGCAAAAACATTTATAATACTTGACCCAGCTTGATAAGTTGTAAAAGGATCTTCTGGTAACATAACAGTTGTGATTGGTTCTGTTCTATCTGTTCTTACTTGTAGTAATGCAATACCATCACCACCAATTGCTTTTGGTTCAAGTTGTGGTTGCTTAGGTTCAAATTCTGTATAGTGCACAAAAGCACCATTCCATTCTCTAACCATTTCTCTATATGGAAACTCCATACCAGATCGATCAGAAATTGCTTTTGAATGTTTTCCTGTTGCGTATTTAGACATTAAGTTCCTGGGTAATAAGCTTTTGGTGTAATAAATGTGCTAGAAGCTGAACCATCTTCTGCTA